CCCGCATTATGCAAACCGTCGAAAGACAAACCCTCCCCGAGTTAGGGGAACCAGTTAGGGCCGGGACCGTAATCCCGTTGCCGCCGAAAGGCGTAGAGACTGATGATCATGAGGTCTATAAATTGAATGAAGAAAATGATCAAAAAGTTAGGACCGGAACCGTAATTCCGTTGCCACCGAAAGGTGAAGAGACCGATGATCATGAGGTCTATAAATTGAATGAAGAAAATGATCAAAAAGTTAGGACTGAGGCCGCAACCTCATTGCAACCGGAAGGTGTAGAGACTGGTGATCAAGAAGTCTGTAAATTGAATGAAAAACTTGATCAAGATCTTGGATTGATACCAAAGAGGGTTCAAAAATTGTCTGAACAATGGTGTTCTGACAGTTTGTTGAAGGTTACTCCAATTTCAGAACATTATTGTTGGCATAGAAGAGACTTGCAAAAGTGTGTTTGCATGTTCCGTTATCGAGGCCAAAATGGACATTATAAGTTTGACCAGGAACTTTATAATGACTTGCAATTGTTGTCTCAAGTTATTTGTATCAATAAAATGTGGCAAGTTCCAGATGATTTGGAAGAGAACAAGCACCACTTTGCGGTTATAATTGCTATGACTACAAGTGATAAGAATCTGGATCCTCCTGTTGGTGTTGATAAATTGACTTTCTTGAGACATATTTATCGAATCAGAAACCAATTGGGTAACCATAAAGATTATGGACGGAAGAAGGCCGTAGAATTTGAACCTGAGGATGACAATGGAGAAAATGAAGGTTTCTTTGATCGCCTCCTTGGATTGATCATTGACTGTGGCAAGAAAGTGTTTACTTCCACCAAATGTTTGTTGGAAGATGTTTACAAAACAATTACAGGTTGGATTTCAGACCTATGTACCCTTGTCTCTGAGAAGATGGCACAAATGTTTAATTTCGTCATTAAGAAAATGATGACGATGTTTTTGGAGGATATCAGTGATCCATTCCAAGCAATTAAAGAAGGTTTGTCATCTAGACAAAAAGTGATTGTATTGGGATTCGTTTGTGGAGTCATTTTGGTGGTTGATCTGTTGGGATTTATTGCCATTAGACTTTCTATAAAATTCATTGACAGGTTGTTTACTAAAATGGATTGTAAATGGGAAGCAGAGGGTCATGTACAGACGAATACTAATCCTCTTGGGGCATTGTTGGCTGTTATTGGAATGATATTGGGATTGTGTAAGAGTGATCTCAAGAATATTTCTGACAAGTGCCGTCAACTTACATCCATTATGGTGGGAGGCTTTGGAGCCTCAGTGTTGTTGTCATCATTGTTTATTTGTCTTCCAGTTTCAATTCAAATGGCGCTTAAAGCAAAATTTGGTACTAAAGAACAGAAAGAAGCTCAGAAGATCGAAGCCTGGCTTTTGAGAGCCCAAGCATTGGTCCAAATCTCAGCGATTCCGAAAGTTTTGGTTACGGATGACTATTACATGTGGGTCATTAGATCACTTGGAGAGGCGACTGGAATGCGTTCGAAAATAACTACCCAATCTGTGGCGCAGTTATTCTTTAGAACTTATTTGAGCCTTTTTAAAGTGTCTATGACATTGAAAAACTTTAGAGATGGGAAATCTTTTAGAAGATATCCTTTCTCTTTGCACATGTCTGCTCCTCCTGGCTATGGTAAGACACAAATTTCCTCAAAATTGATACGTGATGTGTTTGGAATTAGCGAGAGTTCCATTTATACCAGACCTGTTAGTTCAGAATTTTGGGACGGTTTTAATGGTCAGAAAGCCATTATTATTGATGAGTTTTTGATTGGCAATAGAGAGTCGAAGGTTAAAATGGGAAAAGAATATTTGGAATTGGTTTCAAATAAGACCTTCTTACCACCTTTGGCATCAATTAATGATGTTTCAGTTGGAATGAAGGGCACCCCATGTACTGCTAAAGCTGTCTTAACCATCAATAATGATGATTATTTCACCGTGGATGGAATTCCAGAAGAAGCCTTGATGAGGAGAAGGGAGTTCGTTCTCAAGATTGATGTTGACACAGAAAAATATCCGGAAGTTTTCAAAGATAATAAAATTGATTTGGGATCTTTTTCATCGGAACAAATAGCCGAAATGGTTTGGCTGAAGTTTTCTTTGTTACCACCAGTACCAGGATCCAATGTTGCACCGGTATTGAATTTGTCTTATAAGGAAGTAGTGGCATTGCTCCGAAATTCATATGAAAGACACGAACAAATGTGCACAAACTTGCAAGAGGGACTACATGGTAGTATCGAGTTGAGTAAGACTCCAGAACAGATGTTGGAAGATGCTATGAGAGAATTGCAGGGAGTTCCAAATGAACCACAGTCATTGTTTGAATCAATTTGTGAAATTTTCACAGATTTGACTGGAGGAGTTGCTGGTTTCTTCAAGGCTGAAGGACAAAAAGACGACCCGCGAGAGGGAACATCGAAAAGAATGGACGAAGAATCGGTGGACCTCAAGCGTTGGAGAAATGGTTGTAAATCTGTGATGAGTAGTATTGACCGTATCAACAAAGGAAAGATTTCGGAAGATCGAGTGAATGAGTTGAAAGATAAAATCAGGAAATTGTACAACGATTTGGGATTGGAATGGAACCGTATGGACGATTCCCAAAAGACCAAACAGAATGGTGAGATTCTTCTTCGTATGAAGGCAAAAATGGATTGTTTTGCCGTTGCTATTGACGATACTGAAAACATTCCATCTGACTATGATTCTGCGGAAGATGACGAGAGAATGAGATTCCTTGACCAGAGAGATTATATGGCTGATCATATGCATTTTAACGTGCAGACCGAGAAGTTGCATAGACATCCATGTAATAATTGTGGTAGACATTTTGCGCATAAACATGCTAGTCGTGATTTCCACGATCTGCAATGTCAAAGATGTGCAAATGTTGGATTGTCTCCTCAATTGTATATGGACCCAAAGAATTTCCCGAGTTCACAACCGGAATTGTGGCCTGAAGACATGGAAGCTTTGTACGTTGACGTTGATCCGGAGTTTATGGAGAAACTTCGTGCTCGTATGGAGAAAGAAGCAATAGAGAAATTTTTGCGAACTGGAGAATATCCCTTGTATAGTGATCATGAGGGTGGTTATTCAGGGTCAGACATGTGTGCCCGAGCGTTTGGAAGAACATTGACCTTTGTCTCAATTGTTGTCGGAATTTATGTAATTTGTCGTGGGGTGGCTAGAATATTTAGGAAGGACGAACCTGAAAAGATTTCATTTGCCGCCGAGTCACAAAGACCTGTTCGAGAATCAAGACCCGCAAGAACCCAACGTACTTGGACGAAGGGATGGGGAGCTGAAGGACCCCAGGAATGTGGCCTTGTATATTTCAAATATGGCGAACATGATAAAATTGGTTATCCTATTCGTGATAGAACTTTCATGACGTACAAGCATGCTTTTGAGACTACTCAAGGACCATTGCCAAAGGGTTGCCCAATTACAGTGAGGTTTGGAACTTCTTCCGATATTGTCAAATTTGATCCGAATGATTTGATTGTTCAAGAAAATGGAGATGTGTGTTTCTATCAGTTGCCGGGGACTACAAAGTTGAATATGTTCCCGAATATGGTTAAAAAGTTTTGGAGTAACAATGATTTGGATACCTATGAAGTTGGACAGGGGTTGTTTGTGTCTGGCGAGACTATCGTGAATGTTGTTGCTCATAAGATTACTGAGAGACAAAGATATAGCTACGAGGGTTCAAATTGTGTGTATGAAACTGATGTATGTTTGGTTTACAATTGTGAGACGCGGAAGGGAGATTGTGGAGCCGTTTTGGTTTCAACAGGACCAGCTTGTCCATCGAAAATCTTGGGAATGCATGTCGCTGGAGGATTTACTCAGAGTGGTATGAAACAAGGATTGGCTGTTCCGGTTACTCGAGAGATGATCATGGATGCACTCCAGATCAGGCCGTTGAATGGAACCGCATTTACTGCCGAGGGACTTGAAGAGATGCCAAACTTGAAGAAACATGAATGGATACCGTTTGAAGAGAGAGTTTTTGTCCCTAGAAAGACCAAGCTGCAGCCGAGTTTTCTTGTCGACCATTTGGAATTTGGCCCGGAAAAATGTTTGCCTTTGATGAGTGAACAAGATCCACGTAGTGGTGGTCAGGACCCAGGGATGAATATGTTGATGGATACATTCAGTGTTTCTCAGTCGGAAATTGATGATGAAGTGTTGGAAGAAGTGTCTTTGGATCAGTACGAATGGTGGAAAGAGAATTTGAAGTGGCCTGTTCCCAAAAAGAAGATGGATTTCGAGACTGCAATATCAGGAGTTCCTGGAATACTTTCATCGATGAAAACTGATACATCAGCCGGATATCCCTTGTGCCATATGGCGGGGAGATCAGGAAAACAGTGTTTCTTTCGATTTCGAGACGGAAAACTTGAGTACGAAGAGTGGTTTAAGGCACTGGTTGAAGAACGTGAAGAAGAATTTCTTGTTGGGCGCGCTGAACTTGATCGTTTCTTGGTTTATCTCAAAGATGAACTCGTCACTCCGAAGAAGATTGAAGAGAAGAGAACAAGGCTCATCTATGCTGCCAATGTGATTTCTTGTGTTGTTTTTCGTATGTATTTTGGTCCATTGATGGCTGCAATGAATAATGCATATGCTTATTCTGGTTCAGCTATAGGCATGAATCAATATTCATACGATATGGATATCATATATCAGCAACTCTTTGAAAAGGGAAAGAATTTCGTGGCTGGTGATTTCAAGAATTTCGACAAGAATATGATCCGAAAATTCCAAATGAGGGGCTATCGATTGTTGATGGATTTGTGTGACTATGTCCCGGACATGATGAAGGAAAATTTTGTCCGAAATCAGACAGAGAGTCCAATCCAATACAGAGATCATTTGTATTGGTTGAATACATCACATTTTTCTGGTTGTTTCTTCACTACGATCTTGAACAATATAGTCCATGAAATGTATCTGAGATATATTTTTAGGAAAGTGTATCCAACTAAATCTTTTGATAAAGAAGTTGGCTTCAAGGTTCTGGGAGATGATCACATATATGCCTTTTCGGATGAAGCAAAATTGATGAATCCAATTAGAATTCGTGATGAGTTGGCCAAAATCGGACAAAAGTATACATCGGATGATAAATTGAAGGAATTGGATGAAGAGTTTAGATCTTTTGATGAGATTACTTTCCTTGGTGCCCATCCCAAATTGATTAGAGGACGTTGGTGTGGAGTGATGAAAAAATCCACGTTACAAGAAACCCTTTGTTGGACGAGAAACAACAATGAAACTTTGATTTCTGAAGCCATATCCACATTGGAATACGCAGCTTTGTGGGGTCCAGAGTATTATGGGAAGTTGAAGAGACAAGTTGCCAAGGGAATGTTGAAGGAGAGTTTTGTGGAATTCAAAATGCCGGTGCCGTATAGATCATATTGGATTATTGTCCCAAATCGTACTGCTGCATCTGGTCAGTCATTTGTTGCTTTGACATTTGACCCAGAGGGCTTGCAAGATAGCCCTGAATTGTTGGTTGATTTGGGGAAAACCGGAGTTGTTGAAGGGGGAGAAGATGGAACTTCAATGCCACCACATTTCACGGATAGAAGTGTCAATGCCGAACAGGCAGATATCAAGTTTGGTACTGATTCGACTGTGTTTCGAAAGACGTTTGAGTGGACGACAGCCCAACCAGTTGGCAGGTCAATTGATTCAATTGACGTTCCTTTTGGTGTGTTGGGATTGGGAAATTCGAACAATGTCCAGAATATGGCGTTTGACAGGTTCTTGATGTGGAAGGGAGATGTTGAGTTACATTTTCAAGTCAATGGAACGAAATTTCAGCAGGGTTTGTTGTGCATTTACTTCATGCCTTTGTGTTCAAAGGAAACCCAACTTGCCAATGTTTCTTCAGCATTGTGTCTCTTTCTTGAGCCAGCTCAGAATTCAACTGGCAAGTTGAGAATTCCTTTCAGATATTACCGTTCTTTGATGAATACGATGTCTCGTTCTACTGAATCCTTGGGAACCGTCTATGTGACGCCAATCATGCAATTGAGATCAGTTGACACTGAATCCGTTACGGTGACCGTCTATTCTTGTTATCCAAATTCCGAGTTCAGGATTCCAAGGCCACTGCAAATGCCAGCAAAATCCAGGATGTTTGTTACACCAGATGGGAAACAAACGGTCCGAAGGGTTAGATCAATTGAGCTGGCTGAAGAGTTTGTGGCTGAGGGAGCTGCACAGTCAACTACCGTGAATAATACCATGGTGAATGTTGGAGGAACGATGCCTGTTTCAGACCTGACTATTGGAGCTACATCAAAGTTGGATCAAGAAATTTCTCCGGATGTTTCTATTCCAATGCCGTTGGATAATCCTCCATTGTCGTCGGGAGCCGTTCCAATTCAACAATCCTATGCAGGAATGGCAGTTTCTTACGGAGTTAGACCGACCACGGATTTGCAATTGTTCCCTTCAGCTTTGTCGCGTGAACAGATGAGGATTTTTGATCCTGCAGAGAGCAAGATTGAGACTTTGCTTGGCAAGAGATGTTTGTGGACAACTTTGAATGTCAAAACTACCGATGTGCCTGGAAAAGAGATATTGAAGATGGTGTTGAATACAAGATTCGGACAGCAAGAGGGAACTGGGATTCCAATGAATGTTGGAGTGCTGAATCAATTTGTCTTCTGGCGAGGAGATGTTGAATTGGAGTTTGTTGCAGCAAGGACGTTTTTGCATTCTTTCAGATTGCAAATGCTGGTGGGCTACGGAACTCCTGACATAGATGTTGATTCAAGAAGTGTGAGTTTCTCAGAGGTCATGAATTTCTCTGACGACAAATGTGTTGTTAGAGTGTTGATTCCATGGAATGCACAACAAGAATTCCTTCGAACGTATGAAGGAGAGGGAGCAAGTGACCCAATACAGAACTATTCTTTGGGTATATTGGCCATTTATTTGGCTAATAAGCTTATTGCTCCTGAATCAGTTGCGCAAGAGGTTGATATCGCAGTTTTTGGCAGGATTTTGAATCCAAAAGTGGCCGTTCCGAGAGCCGTCACTCCATTTACTTTCAATGAAGATGCAAAGTATGTCGGGAGAGAAGAGAGTCTTGCAGTGAAACACAAAGTGTGTCGAAGAGTTGGAAAGAGTGAATTTTCTGTGGATTCTGATGATGTTGAGAAATTGGGGAATTTCACAAATGGTATTTGGCGCCCGTATTCCTATGTCAAAGGAGTGTACCATGACAATACCACGGGAGAAGACTACGAGAGTGAATTGATTCAAGTGGTGGTTGATGGTGACATGTGGGTGTTCTATATGAATACATTCAGTGTTCCAGGATCTTCGGGTGCTGGCACTTTGAAGTTGGATGTGAATGAGAATTGGATTGATGTGTACAAGTTCGCTGTTGACTTCAAGAGACCTTTGGTTCCGTCATTGAAGCGTAGATACTTTTCCAGGAGATTGCCGGCAAAATTCAAGAATGCAAATGGCAGGTTGATCGAAAAACAGGGAAAGTTTTGGAATGGTACAGATTGGATACCTGAGATCGAATTGCCGAAACATTTTGTGGCTGAGGGGATGATTGAAGGAACTGAGCCTGATGCAGAAGATATTCAGCAGGTTGAAGAAGTTGTCCCAGTGACTACAGAAATTGTGGAAGAACGCCCAAATATTCCTTGTCGATTGGAAGTGGGTTCAAAGTTTGAATTTTGCGTGACTGATGTCCATGAATTGGGACGTAGATACGTGAGAGCGAGTCCTTATGGCAAATATGATGAACAAGAATTCAATGTCTATTCCACTGTTGATGAGGGAAATTCCGGTGAAACGGTTTACGCGAATTTCGGGACTGGACTTTATTCCGTTTGGAAGAATCTTTTTGCTGGTTGGGCTGGATCATTGAAGTTTCGGATTTTTCAAAAAGTTGGAAAATCGAATTCAATAATGTTTTTCCCTGCATTCAATCAAGACGTGGAGAATCCAGGTATCCCAGTCATAGATGCAATGAATGGAAAATCGTTCAAATATTTGAATTTTGCTTTGACCAACTCCAGCACTGTTGCAGGCAACTACCCGAGAGAGAAAATGTATCCCGTGACTGATGCAATGGGCTATGTGGATGTGAGTGTACCTTTCCAATCACATTTGAATTTCTTGATGACGAGAGAAACTCAAGAAATTGCGTCGGTTAGTTCTGGCACGTTGAGCTTTGCATTGGAGGAAGGGCAGGACCCAGAAATCTATTTTGCTTTTGGAGACGATTTGAGGGTTGGAATATTTCGACCTCCTTTTGTTTGTGACTTGTCTCTTTCAGGTTTTTCTGGAGGAGTTGCTGGATTTCATTGAATGTTTCGCTGATTGACTGTGTGTTGTGTTTGTTTTGTTGTGTTTGTGTGTTTGTTTTGTTTTATGTTTTATGTTTTGTTTTTGTACACTATTGTGTACTTTTGTGTTTGTATGTGTTTTATTTACAAATTTATGTTTTATGTGTTTACACAATTCTATTGAATTTGTTTGTAGAGTGGTTTTTGTTGAATTGTTTCTTTATTCTTTCAATTTCTTTTGATTTTGATTGAATTTGGAAACTTTTTTATAGAAACTTTTTTAAAA